CGATTGGGTGGTTATGCCTGCCGGTAAAGCCCACGCACGCCGCTTCGACACGATGCGCAGACACAGCGACGGTACGCCGGTCACGCAACTCAAATGGGCTGCCAGCGTACTGCCGCTGATTTACACCCCGGACCAGCGCGCCGCGTGATGACATTTCGCACATATATATAAGGAGTAAGTGCCATGCGTGAATACGGCAAAACGAAAAGTGCAAACTGGATAAACCCGCGCCTAAGCGGTTGCGCCCGCATTATGGCCGCTTATCTGTTTGGCGGGCCGCATTGCAACTGGATAGGCTGTTTTAATTGCCCGCCTGAATATGCCGCCGCAGATACCGACCTGCCCTTATCAAGGGTTAAGAAAGCGTATGCGGAATTGGTTGCTGAAGGCTTGATTAAGCGGTTTGGCAAACTGGTTTTTTTGGTGAATTTTTTTGCCATTGAAAAAGTGGATAACCGCAATGTAGCAACGTCGCGTTTCAGGGAGTTTTTACGGCTTCCCCACGGTGAGTACAAGGCATGGCTTGCTTTGGAGATGCTGAAGCATTTTGGCAATTACTTAGATGCTAAAGATAAAGCACAACTGGTTGGTTTTACGGCAGGTTTACCGGTTGACGAACCCCTTCCCGAACCCCTACCGCAACCCCTTGCCGAACCGTTACCGCAACCGGTCGCTACTAGAGATAGAGATAGAGATATATATAAATCAAAAGCGCAGCAGCAGCTTATTGGGGCGCGCGCAAGCGCTGCGCCCGCCACATCACCGGTGAACGATTCGCTGGACATAAAAAATTCAGCACCGCCACAGCCCACCCCTGAAGCTGAACCGGCAACCGACCCACAACCGCCTGCCAACCTACCCACAGCCAGCAACGCCAGCAGCCTGCCACAGCCCCACCCTGCTGACCGCTCTTTGCCTGAAAGCCCAACCCCACCGGCCCGGCCTGAAACCCGCCGCGCCGAGGAAGCACTTCCTGCTGAGCAAGCTGCTGATATTGACTTCACCGTTGGTGAAATATGGCGGCAGTTGACCAAGCCGCAGCGTCAGGTGGTCGCCGAGCACGTTAGCGCTATGGAACCGGAATACTGGGCGATTACCGAATGGTGGCAATTCCCAGACCATGCCCGTCAACGGCTCATCGCCGCGCTTTATGCCCCACAGCAAAGTCACGACCAAACTGGCCCGGCGGCCCACCCGGCAGAACCGGTTGCTGGCCCTGATAGCCCGTTGCCGCCATCAGAAGCACCCTCAGCGCCCGATAATGGGGCGGATAAGGGAATCATCCATGACGGCCCAAACCCCGCGAAAAATGAGCAAGAACAGGCGGTTTCTGAAAGCCCGGCCCCACGCGACCCCAAACCGGTAACGAATGCGGCCCATTTGCGGGCCATGGGTGTACCTGAAAGCATTGATTTGGCCGTGTGGCAGAACTTTGAGCAGATGGCGCAGGGAAAAGTGCGCAGCTGGTCTAACGTAGTCCGCTTGACCTTGGTGCGGCAATTGCGCCAAGCCATAGCCGACGGGGCCGATGGTAACGCGCTGCTGGAATGGGTCACGGTGCGCAATTTGCTGGATTTGCCCGATGCGTGGCGGCGCATGCAAGACGATGCAGCCCGGCGGGCTAAGCAAAGCCAAGGCAATGCCGAGGCAGTGCCAGCGGATGAGGCACCGGTTGCTGAAACGGTTGTCGAGACGGTTACGGAAACGGCAGATGAAACCCTTAGCGCAACGGCTCCCGAAACGGTTACACAGACCGTTATAGAAACGGTAGATCAAACGCCTAACCCACCTCTTGCCGCTGAAAAACCTAAGCAGAAACCTACTTCAACCGATGCAGAACCTAAGCAAGACCTAGAAAAACCCGGAAAAGGCAAAAAGAAGAAGGAAAAAAGGGAGGCTAAACAGCCTGATGACGTGAGTGATGAAACATGGGCTGATTTTCTTGAGCATCGTAAAAACCACAAAGCTTTAGTGACTGATCGCGTGGTTGACACGTTTAGAAAGGAAGCGCAAAAGGCCAACATTTCATTAGATAAAGTCATGCAAATGGTCGTAGACCGTGGTTGGAGAGGCTTTCAAGCCGAATGGGTAAATAATGCAAAAAATCAACGCATGCAGCATGTTGGTCACTTAATGCCTGATGCCGGTGGCCGTTTACCGGGTGAATCGGTAAGTGATGCCGCTTTGCGTGTGTATTTAGAAGATTTAAAGGAGCAGGGTATATCTCAAGATGGCCCGCTCAAGATTGGATTATTTAATACGCCTACAACTACCACCCCTGCTTTGCCACTTATTAATGGAGATATTTCTAAATGAATACGATTACGCAGTCGAAATTCCCCACACCACAAGTAGTTAAAGATATTTGGTTGGCAATGAGCAGCATCTATGGTCATTGCTGGAACTCAAATCATGGCCTTAAACCTAATGCATTAGATTTAGAATTATGGTCAGAAGGATTAGAAGGGCTAGATGAAAGCCAAATAAAAACCGGTATTAAAGCGTGCTTCAAACGGTTAGATGAATGGCCACCGTCATTGCCTCAATTTAGGAAATTATGTTTAGATATTCCATCGCTTATGCACGTTAAACAAGATATGCGTCAAAAACAGCGCAGCCCCTTTACGACCTTTGTCATGGGCTTTCTTGACCATTGGCAATACCGGCAAGCCGATCAAAATCAAGCCGAAAAGTTATTACGCCAAGCCTATGAATTAGCCGTACACCAGCGAATGAATGGGGCATTATTGCCCGAACCACCGGCAGCACTGCTGGAAAATAAACCCGAACCGGTCAAGGTTATCAGTGAAGCCGAACGTCACGCGCAACAGCAAGCCAAAGCTCAGGCTAGGGAAAAAACGCTGCAAGAAATTTATAGAATATTAGAGTCACAGTAAATGTACGGTTGCCATTAGCACAAAGCTATGCGCTGTCTATAATGTAACTATGAGATAATGATCTTAATGGAATGACAGCGCAGATGAATCAAAAAATGAATGAGCCAACCATTATGACTGCCGCGCACACCTCATTATATGGTGGGGCGGGGTTATCGGTTTTAGGTGGATTAACCGCCAATGATTTACTAGCGTTTTCTGGTTTTGCTAGCGCTATTGGTGGGTTATGTGTTCAGGCATATTACAAGCGCAAATCAGACCGACGAGAACAAAATGAAGAGCGGCGCAAACAAAATGAGGAACAGCGCAAGCAAATACTGCATGATTTGGAAGTGGCTAAACGACAAAAGGAATTAAGCCATGAATAAAGGTCGCGCCGTGATGGGAGTGAGTGCGGCCGTAGCGATTATCGCTGCGCCGTTAATTATGCAATGGGAAGGGTTGAGGCAGGTGCCGTATCGGGATCCGGTGGGGATATTAACCGTGTGTTATGGGCATACGGGTTCGGATATTATCGAAGACAAACGCTACAGCCATGAAGAATGCCAGGCATTACTTAATGCAGATATGGCCGTGGCAAATGCAGCCGTTAATCGCTGTTTGCCCATGCCTAAACTGGCACATATTGAAGCGGCATTAACCTCAGCCACTTTTAATATAGGCCCTAAAGTAGTATGCGGTTCCACTTTGCAACGTAAAGCATTGGCGAATGATTGGCCCGGTGCGTGTGCTCAATTAGCGCGCTGGAATCGGGCCAGTCATCGGGTTATACGTGGATTAACTTTGCGCCGCATGGATGAACAAGCGGTATGCGAAGGTAAAGCATCCGTATGAAGTGGCTGTATAGTTTGATTATCTTTATGGTATTTACAGGAGGCGTGGCCGCTGGTCATCAATGGCGAGATCAAAGCGCCCGTTTAGAACAATTACAGTATGAAAAAGAATATAACGCCGCCTTAGCACAGGCACAGCAACAGGCGCGGCAGCGTGAACAATCGTTGCAAAGGCAACTGGAGTTATTAAGTGATCAAACGCAACAACAATTGGATGAGGTTATTACTCTTGAGCGCGCTGTTGCTGATAACCGGGTGCGGGAGCTTGTCCAACAGTATGCCGCAGGTAATCGAACCGGTACAGATTCCCCCACTGCCAACGGCTGCCAAACAGAACGAACCCGCGCCCGAATGCTTGCCGAGTTGCTTACAGAACTTAATGAATTGGCAACAATCTTTGCCGCAGAAGCTGACCGAAACAAAATAGCCGGTAAGGCATGTGAGGCCGCGTATGTAGCCGTATCTATTAAATAAACATGATTATGCCCAGCAAGCCGCCACGTCATAAACCATTGCCCAAAGCCAGTAAGGTGCATACTGTTGCAGGTACACAAACACATTATGGCAAGGGGCGCGGTGGTCGCCCATGGCGCAGATTGCGTGAGCAGGTATTACGCCGTGATGGGTATTTGTGCCAATGTCCGTTATGCCAAGGCGACGCATTACCTTTGTTAGCCGATGAAGTAGATCATATTATTCCCTTAGCGCAAGGCGGCAGTAATGAAATGGATAACTTACAAGCGATGAATCATCTTCATCATCGGATTAAAACAAGAAAAGAGATCGCTAAACTATTAAGTCATAAGGTATAATTTCATTTACTTTTTTGAATTAGTTAAATATAATTTTCCAGGCGGGGGGAGTAACAAAGTAAAACTAAAATCCACGGTCACCGGGCTGCCAAACGTTTTTTTACGCCGTCAGTTGGCAATTTCAAAATTTTTAGGACGTATCATCTACAGCGGTACTCGTTCATGGCAAACCCACGCAAACCCGCTAATTTAAAGCTGATTACCGGAACCCAGCGCGCCGACCGTGACCCCCTTGCGGCTGCATTACCCCTCATCGATACCGTTCCCCCCGCCCCGGATTGGCTGCCTAATGCCCATGCTGTTAATGAATGGCACCGCTTAGCTGCCATTTTGCAGGCCAATCGATTATTAACAGAAGGCGGCTTATCTGCTTTAGGCCAATTATGTGCATTGCATGGCAAACTGGTGCAGTCCTACCATGCCGGGTCAACGCCTAACGCGGCCATGATCGCGCAATTACGCGGATTTTTGAATGATTTTGGTTTAACACCGGTTGCACAAAATAAAGTAGGCACGGGTAATAAAACGCATAACCAAGCTAATCAATTCGCTGCCCTAGGTACAGTGAATGCAACAAAAGCATAATGAAAGTAATTATGTTTCCGTTGCATGTGAATATGCGCAGGAAGTAGCCCGCAATAAAAATAAAGTGTATGGGCATTGGATTAAACAAGCCGGTAAACGTTTTCTAGCCGATATGAAACGGGCGCAGAAAAAGCGAAGCGCTCCCTTTATTTTCTCCCCTGCTCACGCTAACCATGTATGTCAGTTTATTGAATTACTGCCACATGTAGAAGGCGTTTGGTTAAATACCGATGGTAGCATTCAAAAAACATTGCGCTTGCACCGTTCACATATCTTCTTTTTGGTGCAATTATTTGGTTTTCGCAAGCATGATGGCAGTCGCCGGTTTAGTACAGCGTTATTTGCCGTGGCGCGTAAGAATGCCAAGTCCACATTATCGGCAGCGATATTACTGTATTGTTTATGTTGCGAAAATGAACCCGGCGCGCAGCTTATTTCAGCGGCCACCACCGGCAGCCAAGCGCGGATTATCTTTAATATTGCTAAACGTATGGCCGAGAGCACCCCCGCTTTGCGTGAAGCCTACGGATTAACCTGTTGGGCTAATGCGATTAGTAGATTGACCATTGGCGGCAGCATGAAACCGATTAATGCCAAAGCCAGCACGCAAGATGGTTTAAACCCTTCTCATGTGGCTTTAGATGAAATTCACGCGCATAAAACCGCAGACTTATTAAATGTATTGCAATCAGCCATGGGCGCACGTTCTAACCCATTGTGGCTGTATACCACCACTGAAGGGTATGAAAACCCCGGCCCATGGGGTGAATTACGCCAGTTTGCCCATAAAGTGTTAGATAATGTATTTAAGGGTGATACGGATCACTTTCTAGCCATTATTTATGCGGTAGATAATCATGATCGTGATTTTGATAAGAGCGTTTGGTATAAAGCTAACCCTTTATTAGAAGTGAATCCTCACTTATTAACGGCCATTCGCAGTAACGCCCTAGAAGCACAAGCGATGCCGTCTAAATTAGCCGAGTTTCATATTAAACGGCTAAACCGTCCTGCCGCTGCGGCAGATGGTTTTATCTTATTACCCAAATGGAATGCCTGCGCCGGTACGGTTGACCTTGAAAGCATGCGTGATATTCCCTGTTGGGGCGGTTTAGATTTAGCTTCAACCAGTGATTTAACCGCCTTACGTTTAGTTTGGCGCGTGGATGACAAGATAATCACATGGGGCCGTCGTTGGGTTCCCGAATCTGCTGTTAAACAGCGCACCGAACGCGGCAGCGCACCGTATGCCGGTTGGGTAAATGCCGGTTTAATTGAACAAACCGCGGGCGAAGTGACCGATTATGCGGTGATTGAAGCGGCTATTTTGCAGATACATGAGACATTTAATTTGCAAGCACTGGCTTTTGACCGCTGGAATGCCTATGAATTATCTCAACGCTTGCAAATGGAAGAGGTGCCAATGATTGAGTTTATTCAAGGCACCAAATCCTATCACCCTGCCATTAAAGAACTCGAACATGCCTATATTAGCCGCCGCTTAATTCATGATAATGATCCGGTATTACGCTGGTGCGCCAGTAATTTAGTGATTAGACGCGATGCTAATCTCAATATGGCCCCGGATAAGCGCAAAAGTGCCGACAAAATAGATGATATAACCGCCTTATTAATGGCTATAGGTATATCAGCGAATGTGGATACAGAATTTAATGGTGATACTATGTTAGATATTATTAGTTTCCATTAAATTAAATAACCGATCAATTCAATTATAATCATCATATGAATCCATTTTTCGTATTATGGGCTGGCTATCAGGCGGGTTACGTCGCTTTAGTGGCCTACAAATAGCCTGGCCTAGAATCAGTACGCCGACCGCTAAGCCAGTGAATGAAGAAACGGCGATGCAAGTTTCAGCGTATTGGGCATGCGCACGTTTGATTACTGAAACCGTCTCCAGTTTGCCCGTCAAGCTTTATAAAAAAAAGGGTAACAAGCGCCACGCCGATGATTCCCATCCCTTATATCGGATATTGGCACTGAAGCCTAACCGTTATCAAACCCGAATTGATTTTCTCTCTACTTTAGTATTAAACCTAGTGACATGGGGCAATGCCTATTGCCATATTGTGCGCAATAACAGCGGGCAAATTATCTCTTTATTACCGCTGATGTCATCACAAATGCAAGTTCAGCTACTAAATGACGGCACACTGATATATCAATACACTGACAGCAATGGCACAACGGTCTATGCCGATTCGTCCATTTGGCATATTAAATTATTCGGTAACGGAATTATGGGGTTATCGCCCTTGGGCCATGCCGCTAGCAGTATCGGCTTGGCGATTGCGGGAGAAAGTCGCGTCACGTCGGTATATCGCAACGGTGCTAGACCGTCCGGTATTCTACTGTTTGATAAATCGCTTAATGAAAAACAACGCGATAGTATCCGTGAAGCGGCACGCAAACTATCCGAAAGTGACAATGATAGTCTGATGCTATTAGATGATCGCGTTAAATATCAACAAACGTCAATGTCACCACAAGATATTGAATTACTCCAATCGCGTCGCTTTCAAATCGAAGATATTGCCCGCTTTATGGGCGTGCCAAGCGTATTAATTAATGATACCAGCGGATCAACGGCGTGGGGTTCAGGGATCGCACAGATTATTGAAGGCTGGTACAAACTGGGCTTACGGCCTTATTTAGAAAATATAGAATTATCTGCACTTTTAAATCTTTTTCCCGTGGAGCAACAAGAGGATTGGGAAATTGAATTAGATTTTGATGCCTTATTACGTGCCGATATGATCGCCCGTTATGATGCCTACGGCAAAGCGGTGAATAATGGCCTACTAACCCCCAATGAAGCGCGAGATAATGAAGGGCTTGAACCCTTACCGGGGGGCGATACATTATTAATTAATTCAACGCTGATCCCCATTAATCAAGCCGGGCAAGCACGCCCATTTATTGACCGCAAAGACACATAAATGCCCCTTATGCCTACCGAATTTAAAACCCTGCCCTTAGCACAAACGCAACTCAAATTCACGGATAGCAATACCAGCGCTTTTAGCGGTTATGCCTGTGTGTTTGGCGGTGTAGATAATTATGGCGATACCATTTATAGCGGGGCATTTTCCGACGTTTTAGCCCAAACTAACACGGTTAAAATGTATTATAACCACCGCTGGTTAGATGGTGAATTACCGATTGGCAAGATGCAGTTAATCGAAGATGATATCGGCTTATTAGTCAAATATGCCGAATTTACCCCGGATTTACCGCAAGCACATGCTGTTGCCAGTGCCATTAAACACGGTACGATTGATGGCTTATCGATTTGGTTTAGATTAAAACCGGGGGACTTTATCTATAAAAATAATGGCAAAGGGCGTAACATTAAGCGCATAGATGTGTTACAAGAAGTGTCTGTTGTTGATTACCCTGCCGATAAAGCTGCCCGCCTTTGCGATGTGCGTAGAGCGATCAATGAAGCAGTGAGTTTAAAACAAATTGAATGCGTCCTGCGAGAGGCTGGATCGTTTTCCCGTAGTAATGCGTGTGCTTTAGTTTCACGCATTAAAAGCCTTGCCCACGGTGAGCGTGGTCAATCCAATAAAACCGACAACTTGGCTACGATCATTCGCCAAGTCTTTGACCACCATTTAACCACTGTGAGCGATTAAACATGAGTGAAGAAACGGAAGAAACCCAAGAAACCCAAGAAATCAAGAAAGCATTAGAAGATGGTTTTCGCGCCGCTGAAATTAAAGCGGCGAAAACGGCCGCCCTCGTTGAGCAACAACTAAAGGCGCAAAATGATGCTAACAACGAGCTGAAAAAAGAGTTAGATAAAGCCGCCGCTGAATTAAAAACAGCTAGTAATCGATTAACTGAATTGGAGCAAAAAGGCGTTGTACCGATCTCAATAGATAAACCGGCCTTGAGTTTAGGTCAATCCTTTATTAATGCGCCCGAATTTAAATCATTAACCAATAACCAGCGTTCCGAAGCCGCCGTAGAGATTAAAAACACCCTGCTTTCCGGGCCAGATACGGTATTGCCGCAAATCGATACGCGCTTGCGTACCGGCGCAGATATTCCGCAAACCGTTTATCATTCCCTGCCGCATGCCCCGGCAAGCAGCAATTCCATTCAAGGGTTACGTGAAACGGGGTTTACAAATTCCGCTGCTGAAGTGATTGAAGGAGAATTAAAACCGGAAAGCAGTTTGAATTTTGCTCCATGGGATTTGCATATACGCACTATTGCCCATTGGATTAAGGTTTCTAAGAATCTATTAAATGATGCCCCTGCAGTAGCCGCCTACGTAGATAATCGGCTGCGTCATGGTGTATTAGAACGCATCGACCAACAACTGATACAAGGCGATGGGAATAATCCGAATATCTCTGGTATTTTAAACCCAAGTAATTTTACGCCGTATAACCCGCACACCGGTGATAGTTTAATTGATGCCATTAACCGGGCTAAATATCAATTGTGGAGCGCCGGTTGGTTGCCGGATAAAGTGTATGTCAATCCAATGGACTGGAGCGCAGTAGAAATGGCCAAAGGCAGTGATGGGCATTATTTGTATGGTTTGCCCGGCACCTTAGCCAAAACCAATCTCTTTAACGTACAGATTATTAGCTGCCCATGGGTGAAGCAAGGGTGGTTTGCTATTGGTGCATTTAATCGCGCGGCAACCATTTGGAATAAGGAAACCGTAGGCGTAGAAGCCGGTTATGTGGATAATGATTTCACTAAAAACCTCATTACCTTACGTGCTGAAGCACGTTTAGCCTTAGAAATTTCTACCCCATCTGCTATTTTAGGTGGTGAATTTACTAAATGATTTAGCTATTTTTTATTTGCTTCCTCTATTTACTTGAGGTGGAGGAAGTAAATATCAATGGGAATATTAAAATGAGTGAAATTCCTTTAACTACCGCTAAGCAGCGGCTGCGTTTAATTGGGACATTTTTAGATGAGGACGTGCAACAGGCATTAAATAGCGCCGAACGGGAAGCGCTTAACTTCATGAATCGCCTCACCTTGCCGCGTGATCCCGTGCCAGCAGGCAGCCCACCGGGAAGTATGGGGACATTATGCCCTGATGTAGTAGAGGCGGTATTGTTATTAGTACACGCCAGTATTGATGCAGTTAATCCAGAAGAAATCATCGGTTATCGCCGTGCGGCTGAAATTAAACTGTTTCCTTATCGAAACTATATGGGTGTATAAGCATGAGTTTATCGGCCCGCTTACGGCATACTATTACCTTTGAACACAAAGTGATGACGCGCAATGCCCATGGTTTAATTAATGAAACATGGCACATAGTAGACGTGCCGGGTATGGGGTTATTAGAAAATATACCGGCACAGGTATTAACTGGCCCCGGTAAGGATGAAGCGATACAATCGGGTCAAAAACACGCTGAGGTCGTTGCACGTATTACCGTGCGCTGGTTTCCCGGTGGTATTGATCCTGCATGGCGTATTCGTTGGGATGGGCAAATCTTTAATATCTTGGGCTTGCCAGAAACAGATGCCAGCGCCCGGCGTGAATACCGAATTAAATGCAGGGCCGGTATCGGTGACGGCGGATGAAAACCGAGATTACATTATCGGGTTTAGACGGTGTATTAGACAGTTTACACCGGCTGCCCGCAGATATTGTTAGTAAAAATGGCGGGCCAGTTAAATTAGCTTTAGCCAAAGGCGCGCGGTTGATTCGAGATCAAGCGCGCCTTAATTTAAATACCGTGATTCAGCACGAACACGGAGACAGTACCGGGTTATTAGAACAAAATGTAGTCGCCTCACGCGGTAAAGGCTTATTAAACGGTAATGGCGAGCGGTATTTAGTGCGGGTGCGGCGCAAAGCTTATGATGGGGCCAAAATCGGGAAGCGAGAAAAGGCCGGTAAACGAGTGACCACACAAAAAACAGCGCACTTATTAGAATATGGTTCATCTCATCAAGCACCCCGCCCATGGTTACGCCCAGCCTTTGCCGCAACGGCTGAAACAGCCATCCGTACTATTGAAAGTGATTTAGCCCGTCGTATTAAGCTATTAACTAAAAAGCACGGTTTACGCGATAAGTGATTTATTATGTTCCCTGATATATATGCGCTGCTTAATCAGCCCATAATTACAGCCATCGTCGGTGATAATATCGGCCCATTTGGTCGCATAGAACAAGGCACGCAACCGCCCTATATTACGTTTCATATCATCAGCCACACGCCGCACCATCATCTTTCTGGCAGCCCTGTATCAGATGGTTATAGCGTACAAATAGATTGCTGGCATCATCATCAAACCGGTTGTTATGAACTGGCTAAAGCGGTACGTGATCGTTTAGATGATCGCAATCTACCCAATCACGTTATAATAATGATGCAAGAACAAGATACTAATTTTTACCGAATTAGTTTACAAACTGATATGATTCACCAGCGCTTTTAATGAGTTAAAGCCATGGCAAAAAACACGATAGAAACCACTGGAACGCAATTATTTGTGATGGTTTCGCTAACCCCCGGCGCAACACCGCAGATACTCAAATTCGCTTGCCCCACGGGTATTACTGGCATAGGTGATACGACGGATCAAATTGAAGATACCTGCTTAGAAGATCGTGTGCGCACTTATAAACAAGGGTTAAGCACGCCGGGGCAATTATCGGTTCCCTTTAATTTTATTCCCGGTGCTTTATCGCATCAATTATTATTCTTACTCAAAGATTCGGGGCAGATTTTGCCGTGGTTAATCGGTTTATCTGATGGTAAAGACCTGCCTACATTAAATAGCACGAATGATGGGTTTACTCTACCGGCTAATCGCACCTGCATTTCTTTTAGCGGTTATATTGCCGGGTTAGAAATAGATATTGCCCTCAATGAGATTATACGCGGCACCTTGACTGTTCAACGCAGCGGCCCGGCCATGCCGCATTTTAATGGCCCGTATCCTTGAGACATATACAATGAATTTAGATCAATTTTTAGTAAGTGAGCAGCCACATTTAAAACAGGTGACAATGCCCGATGGGTCACAGCAAGATTTATATTTCTTAGAGCCAACCGCTGCCGATATTCGGCGCTGGCATGCGGCTGAAACCAGTAAAGATGTCAATAATAGGCTTTATGGCGCGCAAGAATTGATTGCGGCCTGTTTGTATGATCCCACCTTACAACGCCGGGTATTTGACGGTGATGATCATGCTAAACATCTGAAATTAAATCATAAAGCCAGCGCATGTTTACTAGCACCCATATTGGAATTGGCCGGTGTTTATAATCAAAAAAAAGACTTAGCGTAGAGGAGGTATTTAAGCATAAACTGGCCTTAGCCTTGGGTAAATGTGTGTATGAATTGGATCACATGCCGCACAGTGAATATGAAAATTGGCGCAAATTTTATTTAATGTACCCCTTTGATGATATGCATCGTTATTATCGGCCCGCTGCTTTATTAGCTAGTATCAATACCATGCAGCCCAACCGCGCTTTAAAGGAAACCTTAGACTGGCTGCAACCTGACCCGATGATTGCACATTTAAATGAAACTGACCGGCGCACACTGGCCGCCTTGGGTGTAAACCGATCCAGTTAATAAGGAGTTATTGTTCATGTCTAAGGCAGGATCAATTGTTATTGATGTATTGGCGCGTACCGGCAGTTTTATTACCGATTTAAAACGCGCTAAAAGTAGTTTAAAAAAGTTTGCCACGGCGGCCAAAGCCATTAGCTTATCGGTATCAGGGGCAACGACGGCATTATCTGTGATGGTGAAAAATAATATTTCAGCCATTGACGAACTGGCTAATAAAGCAGCAATGATTGGCACCACCACGGAGAAACTGTCTGGCTTGCGTTATGCCGCTGAACAAATGGCCGCCGTTGGCGCAGGCACATTTGATAATGCCTTGCGTCGGATGACTCGGCGCATTCACGAGGCCACGCAAGGAGCCGGACCAGCGGCCAACGCCTTAGAACAATTGGGCCTAAGTGCAGCTGAATTGGATCGCTTGCACCCGGATGAGCAATTCAAGCGGTTAGCTGAGGCGATCAAAGCCACGCAAGACCAAGGCCAGCGCTTAGCGGTGACGATGAAACTGTTTGATACCGAAGGCATGCCGCTGGTTAATATGCTGAGCCAAGGCAGCGCGGCCATTAGCCAGATGGAACAGCAAGCCGCGCAATTGGGCCTAACGTTAGATGGGCAAACGGCGGCAGCGGCGCAG